GATCGTTGTTGAATATACCATAAGCAGATCCAGCTCCAGCGTTTCCACCGTTAAGTCCAGCTAACATATCGTCAAATGCCAAAGCAGTTGTTCTGTTTAAGAATAACATGTTCTCTTCAATAGCTCCTTCTTTGTCTAATCCTTTAAGAATAAGATCAAAAGATGCTAAGCTTCCTGCAAATGCGCTATCAACTTGTCCTCTACCAGTTACAGCAGCGAATAAACCTTCAGTACCTTCAATTCCAGTTGGAACATCTCCGTTACCAGATTTCTTTTCACCTTCAACTACAGCCATTTCTAAGTAATCTTCGAAACGTAATCTAGTTTCTCCTTCACCTTTTAAATACCATAAATATCCAGAATCTCCACCTTCAGTAGTTACTTCAACCCATCCAATTTGAGATGCATCAGAACCACTTACTTCGTATTTATCCTTAATGATAATTGGTTTGTTAGAAAACTGAGTGAAAGAAGGCTCGATAGATACAGCTGTTGTATCAGTACCTTTTGCATATTCAGAACCATAAACAAATATTTTTACTCCTGTCGCACCAACTAAAGTTGCAATTTCAGCAGCACTCTTAGAGTACCCTTTAATAACTACAGTAGTTCCGTTTGTTACTGCAGAAACATAAGCTTTTGCAGATGCAGAACCGTCTGATTTAATAACTAATATAGTTTGACCTACACCAATCACGTTATTAGCTGGTAATGCTGCTAAAGAGCCTACCGAACTAAGAGTAAGACCTGTGTAAGAAACATGCAATCTATTTTGTTCAGACCAAACTACTTGATCAGACGTCATAGGAATTTCAGCTCCTACCATTTTTAAAAATCCTCCAATAGTTCTGTTACCGAATCTTTCAACCTCAGCTTCATAAACTTCTGGAATGTACTGTTGTGCCCAGTTTGCGCTATCCGCATCTGCACTTGTAAAGTCGATATAGTTTGTTGATAATACCGATTTTTTTGCGAAGGGTACTAAACCCGTTCCACCTGTTAATGCCATAATTAAATGTTTTAAATGTTAATTGTTAAATGTTTTTTTAATCCTTAATTTTGAAGAATCAACACCACTAATTGCTTTTACCTTGAATCCTCCAATACTAACTTCAGAAGGTGCAGTCGACCGCACTCCTTCGCTAATGTTTTTAGATTTTGCTACTACGTCTTTTACTGCATCGGCCTTGCCTTGCTCATAAAAGTGTTTTGCAATGGTATCTACATTTTCTGCAGCATAAATAGCTTTGTGATAACCTTTCGTATCCGTTACATCACCTTTTTCATCCAGGAACTTCCCGATAAGGTTATTAATGTTAGATTGGCTTTCTGCAACTTTTTCTACATTTTGAACGCCGTATCTAAACGTCTTATCACCTAGTTTGAAATCAAAACCTTTGAAATCTTGGGTAAACATTTGTTTAGTGCTTTCTTTAAATGTTGAGTGCTGTTGCGCTGCTACTTTTTGACTCTCATTATAACGGTTGAAAAACTCTGAAGCTTCATTTTGTTCTGGCGACACTCCGGGTCTCAACTTGATTTCCGAATAGTATTTGTCTTTCAGACCTTCTAAAAAGTTCTTTGCTTCTGCAACCTCTTCTTTTTTTGCGAGTTTCTTTTTTCGGATGTCTCGCTCCTCTTCAATATCTTCGTCAAAATCGAACCTATCTTCCATTAAGAAATCAATCTCAGTGTCATCTAAATGTGATTTTGTTTGTTTGTAATATTCTCTTAACAACGTATCTGAATCTACTTTGCTGTAATCTGCGTTTAACCTAACATAATCCTGTACGGTTCCGCCTGTTTCTTGCATAAAATCTACTAGCTTTTCTACGTTTTCAGGTAAATCTGCTTTTGAGGTAGACTCAATAATTTTTTTTACTTCTGCTATAACAGCAGGTTTTGCAACATCGTTTATAGTAATTACTTCTTCTGTGTCCGCTGTTACTTCCGTAACTACTTCCGCAGCTACTTCTTCAGCTACCGCGGCAACCTCTTCTGTTACTACTTCTTCCGCTGGGGTAATTGTTTCAATTGGTTTTGACAAGTCAACTTTTGTAACGTTGTCTGTGTTTACTTTGGGACCGTTTTTAAGATCCACTTTAATTGTGTCTGACATGATATGATATTATAAAATTAGTAAATAGTTATCACCTAGGTTCAAATTGCTCTAGGCCAAATCCGCCAAGGTTGTCAAACCCTGCAGATTCAAAATTCTTTGGTAAAGAATCGTTTTTTCTTTGGTCAATTAACTCGCTTTGTTGAGTCGCTTGTATTTTTGTTCTATCGTCTTTACGATCTTCTTTATACTTTTCGTTACCCTGTTTTACACCTGATTGAGCTTGAGCTAGTTGCATATTATACTGGAATTCCACTTCCATCAATTGCTTTTTAATTTCCGCTTCTTGCTGCATTCTTTGAATATCAAATTGAGATTTTGATTGCTCTATTTGTATTTTAGTTTGCGCCATAGCTTGTTGCTTTTGCACTTCTGCCATAGCCGCTGCTTCTGACGCTTGAGCATTTGCTTGACCCTGCGCTTGTATATTTGCTTGCTGAGCCGCTCGATCTGCTTCTTCCTTTTTCTTTCTTTTGTATTTAATAGACTCGTTGGCTAACTTAATGTTTTTAATCTGGCGGATATCAATAGCATCTTCTAAATTGATACCTCCTGATTGCAAAGCTACTTGTATATTTTGTTCTAATAGCTGCTGAGCTTCATCGTCTGGCTCTAATTCTAAGTAAATTCCAAAGTCATGCAAATTTAGCGTACTTATTTCAGCCAGTATTTCAGCATTGTATATTGATACACTGTTGTTCATAGAATTCCTAGTCAAAGGAAAGTCTAATAAGTCTGCTATTTTCAATGAAATGTTTTCACACGTTTTAAGCGTTAAATATAAACCAGCTTGTAATATATGTCTAGTAGCTACATTAGAAGCGTTAGCTGCCATTTTTTGAAGGCCTACTAATGAGTTTTTATCAGGTTGACTACCGTCTCTTGCTTCATTCAATCCTGTTACATCTCTAATCATTTGCAAATAATACTGATAAGTATTTATAAGAGATGATATTTTTCCTTGACCAGATGATGATGCTAATTCTTGTACAGGTATTTTACCCCTGTTCATTTCACCGTCTTGCGTTAAAGATCTACCAACAACACTACCTGTTTGAAAGTACATATTCAAAGCTTCAGCTGGATTGTAAGCTGTTCCATTACCTAGATCAACTTCTGCTAAACCGTCCATATCTAAAAATACACCATCCGGTACTATTCTAGACATAACCTGCTGTAACTTTAAGTGAGTCAATTGAATCATATCAGCAAACCCTGTTATACGACTAACTAAAGATTCTATCTTACCCTTGTACACTCTAGGAGCGCAAATAGAATAATTCATAGCTACTTTAGTGGTATCAGCAAAAGGTCTTGTCATATTTTCTGACATTTCCCACTTCAACATTGTATTGTGTCCTAAAAGCTTTACTCCTGTATATAAAACCTCTATAGTTCTAGACACCTTCTTAAACGTATCGTTTTCAGGTGGATTAAACTCATCTGTTTTTTCAATTGCTTTTTCAAGACCTTGATCAGTTACTTTAATTTTAAAGACCTGATGCATATAAGTCTTGTATTCAAAATATACTAAAGAAACCTTGTCGTCGTCACCGCTACTATATCCACTTGTATAGTTACGTGAACTTGACATTTTTTCTATATCTTTTAACTCTTCATTAGATAATAGAGGGAATTCTTTTGCCACCTCGGCTACTGTTACTTCTTTTACCTCACCTACATAATATAAATCCTCATAATTAGGATCTTCAGTATAAGAGTAAACTATATTCGCAGGATCTACATATTCAACTGTTATCCCTTCAGCTTTATTAAAATTAGTTTTAGTAGCAGCAATACCTATAACAGTTAAATCGTAATCTAATCTACGCTTAGTTAAGGTATACTTATTATTGTCTAAAACATTGTTTATTATTTCTTCTTGAGCTATTTCAATATTCTGCTTATAGTCAAGTTGCATGTGAAGTGAAAGCTGGTTCTCGTTTTCAGGAAGCATAGAAGGATCCTCAACGTTATAAGTATCCATACCGAGTTGAGACATCATCTGTTCGTTGAACTCTCTGGTTTGCATATCTGCTACAATAGCTGAAACGTACTCTGTTCTTTTTTTGCTAGATTCAGGATCTTGAGCGTAAGCTTTTATGTCATAAGATTTTTGAGACATACCGTTTACAACAATATCTACAAACTTAGGAATAATAGGTACCGGCTTCCAATCTAAATTAAGATAAGATAAATCACCATTTATAGATAACTCGTCTTTGTATTTTTGAATTGATTGCTCTCCTCTAGCGTATAATCTAAGCTGGTGAAAAGCACCGTAATTAGATGAAAACCGATTTGCCGACGTTCTGGAACCTCCAAACCATTCGTGTTCTATAGCTCTAGCAACTGCTAATCCATATTTTGCACTCGCTTTTTCTTCATCGCTAACAGCTTGACTAGGAAAAGAGCTATTGTAATTAGTTTCTATCATTTATTTTATTATTTGCGAAGTAAATCCTTTATTATCATATTTCTTAAAAGGTAAACTTATAGCTTTGCTTTCTCTAACAGCTACAGGTGTATACCTATTTTTATTGCATGCCATAATTGCCAACCCAGAACTAATAGAGGCATCGTGTTTTGTTCTATTGTTTATATTAAACTTAGCCCAATCTTCTAATGTTCTTTGCATATACATATTGCCATATGTTTCTCCGTTGTAACCAACGTATGTTTCTATATAAGATTCGATTGCCGCAGCGTGTGCTTGTTTTATATCTTCACTA